AAGAACAAAAAGAAGAAGTAACTACTAGACTACCAACATAACTATAAGGCTACCCAGCTACGGCTGGCCCCAACATAAGAGAGACCAAACTATGTCAACAGAATCAGCGGTTATCGAAACTAATTCCGTATCACACAAGCGTAACTTATCCCGTGTAGAACGGGATGAGGCAGAACTAAAAGAACTGCTTAAGCAAGCAGGGGTTACTCAAGATGAAACAGCAGAACAACAAGAAGAAGAAACCCCACAAGCGGAACCCGATAGCTCACAGCCTAGCGAACCCCCAGTTCAGGCAGAGAGTAGTACCCAACAAGAAGAAAAGCCAGAAGCCAAAGCACAAGAAGCTACTACTGAGCTAAGCTCTGAAGAGAAGACGTTTAAGCAACGCTACTCAGACATTCGCCGCCACATGCAAGACAAAGAGCAAGAGTGGAAGATTAAGTTTGAGAAGCTAGAGCAACAACTAAATGCTGCAGCTAAGAACGAGTTGGTACTACCTAAGTCAGACCAAGAGATCGAAGCCTGGGCTAAGAAGTACCCTGACGTAGCTGGTATCGTTGAAGCTATCGCAGATAAGAAATCACGTGAGCGTTCAACAGAACTAGATAGTAGACTAAAAGAGATTGAAGGTATGCGTATCCAAGCTCAGCGTGAACGTGCTGAAGCTGAACTACTAAGCCTACACCCCGACTTTGAAGGTATCCGCAGTGATGACGCCTTCCACGACTGGGCAGAAGAACAACCTAAGTGGGTACAGGATGCTCTCTACGAGAATGCAGAGGACGCTAAGTCAGTAGCACGTGTTATTGATTTATATAAGAGTGACAATGGTATAAAGACTGCCAAAGGCTCTAGCTCTGATAAGTCTGCTGCCTCTTCAGTAAGAACTAAACGAAACACTACGCCTAGCGAAGATAGCTCTGCAAGCTACTTGAGTGAATCCAAGGTAGCCAAGATGTCTATCAAGGAGTACGAAAAGCGCTCAGAAGAGATCTTTGAAGCTCAACGTCAAGGCAAGTTTATTTACGATATGTCAAAGAAATAGATTGACATTACTTTAATTGTAGGTAAAACTATAGGCATGTACATTGTCAGGCATTAACTGCTTGTACATGCTTTTAACTAAGCACTAGCCACACGAAGAACTACCTCTAAGTATAGGCCCAGCGCTTGAAGGACGGCCATCCTGATAGCACTGCTGACTACCCTAAGACAACGAGCCTCTTTTAATGTGGATATGTAGTGTCTAACTTTCACGCCATATCTATAAAGGAGAATTATTATGGCTATTGGAACCGCTGGTGGTGGTTTTGACGGGAACTTCTCCCCGATTATCTACTCCAAACAAGCACAGATCGCACTTCGCCGTGCAGCTGTAACTAACGCAATCACTAACAACTCTTACTTTGGTGAGATTGCAAACCAAGGCGACACAGTTCGCATTCAAAAAGAGCCAGACGTAACAGTCAACGCTCTGCAGCGTCACACAGGTATCTCAGTAGAGAAGCTTGATGACTCTGACTTCTCGCTCACCATTGACAAAGCTAACTACTTTGCTTTCAAAATGGATGACATTGAAGAGCAGTTCTCAAATGTAGACTTCACCAGCTTGGCTGCTGATCGTGCTGCATATAAGATGGCTGATGCAATGGATGCAGACGTATTGTCTTACCTCTCAGGTCACACATCTGCAGGTGCTTTCATCACTACTACTTCTGGTGATGCACAGCACGAAACAGCTGGTAGCTTGACTGGTGAACTCTTCACAGCAAACCACTTGGACGCAACTGACTTCGGTAACTTGACTATCGCTGCTACAGCGACTGCAGGTGACTCCGTACCATTGGCTCCACGTTTGCCAGGTGCAACTGCCCTGTCAGCTACTACTGTTTCTCCATTGACTGTACTTGCACGTATGGCTCGTAAGATGGACACAGCAAATGTAGACGCACGTGGACGTTGGGTTGTTCTTGACCCAGTGTTTGTAGAGATGCTCAAAGACGAAGATTCACGCATGTTGAATGGTGACTTCGGTGGTGCTGGTCTGCAGAATGGTCTGGTGTTGAACAACATTCACGGCTTCCGTGTTTATGTGTCCAATGCCTTGCCTGCTAAAGGCACGGGTGCTGGTACTTCTGGCGTAGCTGCACAAGACGATAACTATGGCGTTATCGTAGCTGGTCAGGACGATGCTGTTGCTTCTGCTGAGCAGATCAACAAAGTTGAGAACTACCGTGACCCAGACAGCTTTGCTGACATCGTGCGTGGTATGCACCTTTACGGACGCAAGATTCTGCGCCCAGAGGCACTCCTCACAGCACGTTACAACGCTGCCTAAATTACTTAGTTTGTCGGGCTGGTCTCACACGAGGCTGGCCCTTCAACACACTTAACGGTAGGATAACTCTATGGCTACTTACGTATCGCTAGTTAATGAATTACTAAGACGCATGAACGAAGTCACACTTGATACTGCAGGTGATGGCTTTGACACTGTGCGTAATGTTCAAGCCCTAGCTAAAGATGCAGTTAATAGTAGTATTAGACTTATTCTACAGAACGGTCAAGAGTGGCCTTTCCTCAAGACTACCTATACACAAACACTTACAGCAGGACAGAGACAGTATGACTTCCCTGCAAACTACTCTAGTGCTGACTGGGATACTTTCTACATTAAGCAATTAGCCTCTCAGAATAACGGACCACGTAGACTATCACCTATTTCCTATGAGTCATACATTCAGAACTTCCGCACGGGTGATGATACAGGTGATACCGTAAATGGTGATGGCGCTCCTGTAACTGTATATCAAACATTTGAAGAGAAGTTTGGTGTTACTCCTGTGCCTAACGCTGCATACGAGATAGAGTATGTTTACTGGTCTTTCCCTGCTGACCTTATTGTGTATAATGACGTAGCAATTATACCTGATCGCTTCAAGCATGTACTCATTGATGGTGCTATGATGTTTATGATGCGTTTCCGTAGTAATGAGCAGAGTGCTGCAATGCATCAGAATAACTTTGAGGATGGCATTAAGTCTATGCGCCGTGTGTTAATGGATGATGCCATTGCTATTCGCTCTACTGTAGTTACACGAGGTGGTACAACCTCTTTTAGTGGCGGGTACTAATGGCTGACAATCTAGCCTCATTTAAAGTCTTCTGCCAAGGCGGTCTAAACACCAGTCGTGACGTGCTGTCACAGGGTGAGACACAGCCGGGTTCAGCTATTAAGTTAGTTAATTACGAAGCTGCTGTTACAGGTGGCTATAGACGTATCAATGGTTTTAGTAATGACTATGGTACTGTTACGGGTACAGGAAATGTACTTGGTGTATGTGTAGCTAATGGTATTAAGGATGGCTTACTTGCATGTAGAAAGCCCTCTAGTGGAAATGACTATCTACATTATTGGAATGACACTACAGATGCTTGGGTAGCAGTAACAACATCAGGCTCACCCACTATGACAGGTGTAACTAAAGTAAGATTTTCTCGTTATAACTGGGGTAGCCCTAAAGTAATCCTGACAGATGGTGTTAACCCTGCAGCTACTTATGATGGCACTACCTACACTCAGATTACTCACTCTGAAGCTCCTAGCGCACCTAAGTACTCTACGTTATTTAAGAACCACTTATTCCTTGCGGGTAATCCTACAGAAAATACTAACCTATATTTCAGCGCCCCATATAATGAAACTAGTTTTTCTGCAGCAGATGGTGCAGGTGTTATTAATGTAGGCTTTCCTATCGTAGCTATAAAGCCCTTTCGTGACGCATTGTATGTCTTTGGTTCTAACAATATTCGTAAGCTTGCAGGCAACAACATAGCAAACTTTGTACTTGAGAATGTTACAGATGACCTTGGTTGCATTGCTACAGATAGTGTTATTGAGATAGGCGGTGACCTACTCTTCTTATCACAAGACGGTCTACGTCCTATCAGTGGTACTGATAAAATTGGTGACGTTAACCTAGAAACAGTATCAAAAGATATTCAGTCTGTCTTTACTGACGTAGTATTTGACATTGACTTAGAGGGCCTTAACGCTGTTGTAATAAGACAAAAAACACAGTTCCGTTATTTCTTTGCTGCTTCTGATACACAAGGTATTATTGGTGGCTTTAGGCAGACACCTAATGGCTTACAGTTTGAATATAGTCAAATGTTAGGTATTACAGCTACTTGTGCTGATAGTGGTTACATCGGTCAGAATGAATATGTGATACACGGAGATAGCTTAGGTAAAGTGCATAGACAAGAAAGAGGCAGTGACTTTGATGGAGAGGGAATATTTAGCTCTTTCCAGACACCCTACCTTCATATGCAAGACCCAGAACAACGAAAAATATTCTATACAGTAGCTACTTATATGCGCTCTGAAGGTGATAACAGGATTTCTATGTCTGCTGTGTATGACTATGAAGATGTAGATGTACTGAACCCTAATGACTTTCAATTAACTAATGAAGGCGCAGCTGCATATTATAACGAAGCTGCTTACGCTGCAGATGATGCAACAAGTGGCGCTATATATGATGGTAATCCATCACCAGTACGTAGAACTAATATATCAGGTTCAGGTAAATCTGTATCGTTTAGATATGTTACTAATGACACAAACCCCTCTCATAGTATTCAGGGTTTAGTAATTACCTTTGGGGTAGGAGATAGGTTATAAAATGGCAGGATATACAAGACAGTCCGACACTACAATTCAACCTAATGAAATTGTAAAAGCAGCACCTATTAACGCTGAATATAATGCTATTCGGGATGCATTTGCTGTAGCTACAGGACACAGACACGATGGTAGCTCTTCAGAAGGCGCTTACATTCCTGTTATCTCTGACTCAGATAACTTTAATAAAGTAGTAGTTGATCCAATAAATAACCGTGTAAGTTTTTACATTGAAGTAGGCGGTGCTGCAGTAGAGCAGGTACGAGTACAGGATGGTGCTATTGTTCCTGTAACAGATAACGACATAGATCTAGGTGCATCTGGCCTTAAGTTTAAAAACCTATACGTGGATGGTATTGGTGAGATTGGTTCTGTCACTATCCTTGGTGGTACTATTAATAATACCGTTATCGGTGGTACTACTCCTGCCGCTGCAGACTTTACTACAATGGATACTACAGGTAATGCATCTGTTGGTGGTACATTTGCTGTAACGAGTACGTCTACCTTCACAGGAGCTATGTCTGCAGGTAGCCTTACTACAACAGGTAACTCCACCCACGCTACTGTAGACATCAACGGAGGTGCTATTGATGGCACTATTATTGGTGCTTCTAGTGCTGCTGCTGGTAGCTTTACAACTGTATCGACATCTGGACAAGCCACCTTGGCAACTGCTGATATTAATGGCGGTACTATTGATGGTTCAGTTATTGGTGGTACAACTGCACAGGCTATAACAGGTACAACTGTTACAGCTAACACAGGCTTCACTGGTGCGCTCACAGGTAATGTCACAGGTAACGTAACGGGCAATCTTACAGGCGATGTAACTGGAGATGTAACAGGTGACCTAACAGGAAATGTTACAGCTTCTACAGGCACAACAACTCTGAATGACCTTGTAGTTAATGGTACTGTAGACTTCACAAGCACAGCATTGCTTAACGTCAGTGATCCTACAGCACCACAACATGCCGCTACAAAGATCTACACTGACACAGCGGATGCCCTCAAGCTTAACTTAGCTGGTGGTACGATGTCTGGTGACATCACTATGGGTGGCAATACCGTTACTGGTCTTGGTACGCCGAGTGCTGACTCAGATGCAGCAACCAAGGGTTTCGTTGATACAAGCATTGCCAATGTTATTGATGCTGCACCTGCTTCTCTTGATACTCTTAACGAACTGGCTGCTGCGCTGGGCGATGATGCTAATTTCTCCACAACTGTACTGACCAGTCTTGCGAATAGGCTGTCTATTTTCGGCGGCGATGTGTATGGCGACATTCGCCTTGGTTCATACAAAGCTACATCGACAGCGACACCTGCTACACCTGACACACTTACTCGCAAAGGTTATGTAGACACTCAAGACGCACTTAAGCTAGACCTGACTGGTGGTACTATGTCGGGTGCTATTTCTATGGGTACATCTAAGATTACGGGACTAGGTGATCCTACAGCAGCACAGGATGCAGCAACTAAAACGTATGTAGATACTGCTGATGCCACTAAGTTAAACTTGTCTGGCGGCACTGTGACTGGCGCTATAGATATGGGCGCTAACAAGATCACTACTACGTATACCCCCACAGATAATGCTGATCTTACTACTAAGACATACGTTGATGGTATTCTAGGATCAGCTACTGCAGCTTCTGCTAGTGCCGCTGCTGCTGCTACTTCAGAGACTAATGCTGCAACCAGTGAAACTAACGCAGGTAACTCAGCCGCTGCCGCTGCAGCTTCTTATGATGACTTTGATGATCGTTACTTAGGCGCTAAGAGTTCTGCACCTACAGTAGACAACGATGGCGATGCTCTAGTAACAGGTGCTTTGTATTGGGACACTACAAGTAATGAACTGTACGTCTGGTCAGGTTCTGCTTGGACGCAGGGTGCTTTCACTGTAGGGTCACTTCTATCTAATGTTGTAGAAGACACTACCCCACAGCTAGGTGGTAACTTAGATAGTAATGGTAATGACATTACCTTCGGTCAGGATGACAAGGCCATATTCGGAGGTGTGCATAACCTACAGCTATATAACGATGGTGTTAATAGTATCATTGGAATCAGCAATACACATACAGGTAAAATATCAAACATAACAGACGATGAAACTTTTATTACTTTTACGCCTAATAACTCTGTTGAGATATATCACGACAACGACGTAAAGTTAACAACCACAACCACAGGCGTAAACATTAGGGGTGACGCTAACTTTTTTGACAACGACAAGGCTATCTTTGGAACAGGTGGCGAACTTCAAGTATACAATGATGGTACAACAAGTTTAATCACTTCCACAGATGAATTGAAGTTCCAGCGAACTAATACTTCTTCCTTTATCCCTACCTTTACCTTTGAAGCTGTAAACAATAGTTTTATTGGGCCATTTATATCCTTAAAGCACGATACTACCAGCCCTGGTAACACAGACTATGCATTAATAACCCACGACAGCAAGAATGATGCTGCTCAAGATGTTACTTACTCACAAATTTTCCTTTCAACTTCGGACGTTACAGATGGCTCTGAAAAAGGAATCATTACCTTTAAAACTAAAGATAGCGGTGCAGACAAAACTCTACTTGTACTCAATTCGACACACGCTGACGTAGAAATAGGCGATGACGGGGCGGTCTTGTTAGCAAACGGTACAACTGCTCAGAGACCTAGCACAGGTCAGAACGGTATGCTCCGTTATAATACGGACGATGCTCAGTTTGAAGGATATGCTGACGGAGAGTGGGGAGCTATTGCAGGTGGTGGCGGTGATACTCAAACGGTCACAACAACAAGCACTACACAAACGGCTCTAGGATCTTACGCAGCCGCTACATCTCTTGGAATAGAGATCACTGTCATTGCGACTGACACGGTAGCAACAGAGCGTACCATCACTAAGCTGCTTGTAACACATGACGGTACAACTGCCGTGGCTACACAGTACGGTGAAGTAAACACAGCTACGGCTGTGGCGGCTTATGACGTAGATATTAGCGGAAGTAATGTTCGTTTACTTGCTACAGCGGCCTCTGCAAATTCAACCAACTTCACTGCTGTGGCGACGATCCTAGCATAAATATCTGACAAGGGGAGAGTGAACCATGTCAAACGATAAAGACTTCAAAGTAAAGAACGGTATTCAGCCAACGGTATATCACGAGGGCTTGGGTACAGCTACGGAGATTAACGATAATATTAGATATGACTTAACAACGGCCTCTTATGATAGTGTTAGTTTTAGTGTAGCTAGTCAAGAGGGAAGCCCTCTTAGTGTAGCCTTCAATAATGATGGCACTAAAATGTATGTAGTAGGTTTTTCTAATGATACCATATATCAATATTCTTTATCTACAGCCTATGATTTAAGCACAGCTTCTTATGATAGTGTTAGTTTTAGTGTAGGTACGCAAGACGGTGTCCCTGTTGAGGTAATATTTAACAACGATGGCACTAAAATGTATATGTTAGGCCAGTCAAATGACAGGATATTTCAATATTCTTTATCTACAGCCTTTAATGTAAGTACGGCTTCTTATGATAGTGTAAGCTTTAGTGTTAATAATCAGGAAGCTGTTCCTGGTACTATTGTTTTCAACAATGATGGCACTAAGCTGTATATGATGGGAAATGCTCAACACAAAGTATTTCAATATTCTTTATCTACAGCTTATGACCTAAGTACAATCTCCTACGATAGTGTTAGCTTTAGTGTAATCGGTCAAGATGAATTTACTGTTTCCATAACTTTTAACAATGATGGAACTAAGATGTACATGCTTGGGCGTGTAAACAACCGTATATTTCAATATTCTTTATCTACAGCCTTTGTCCTAAGTACCGCAAGTTATGATAACGTTAATTTTAGTGTAGCTAGTCAAGACACTCAACCTCGTAGTATTATTTTTAATAATGATGGCAGTAAGCTGTATTTGGTTGGTACTCAAAACGACAGCATCTATGAATACACCACAGGCTATGATATAGCCACCACCACCCTAGATCTTTCTACAGGCTCAGTCTTTGAGGTTACCCCAACGTTTGACACTGAAATTATCCTGAGCAACCCTGCTGCTAGTGGGACTGTTAGTCAGGGTACGTTGTTGTTGCGTTTACCTAGATATGACTTAATCAATGCAAGTTATGATAGTGTTAGTTTTTCTGTTGCTACTCAAGACGGTGTCCCACTGGGATTTGCATTTAAGCCTGATGGAACTAAACTATTTATAGCAGGAAATCAAAACGACACAATATACCAATACTCCCTAAGTACTGCTTTTGACATTTCTACTATGACTTATGACAATATTTCAAAATATGTTGGGTCTGAAGAACTATTTCTTGCCGGGGTACGTTTCAACAATGATGGCACTAAGATGTATGTTGTTGGCTATAATACCGATGAAGTGGAGGAATACAACTTATCCACTGCTTGGAACATTTCTACCGCAACATACAATAACGTTAACTTTAGTATATCTGATACTAGCCCGAGGGAGGTTATTTTCAACAGCGATGGATCTAAGATGTATGTTCTTGGAGATGGTAATGAAAGTATCTATCAATATTCTTTGTCTACAAATTTTGATTTAAGCACAGCTTCATACAACGATGTTAGCCTTTCTGTGTCTGCCCAATCCGCAGAACCTACTAGTATGGCTTTTAACAGTGATGGCACTAAGCTTTTTTTGCTTAGCCGGGAAACTGCGGTGTCAACTGGAGCTGTCTACCAGTATACTTTATCTACAGCTTATGATCTATCTACAGGCTCATACGATAATATTACTTTTAATATATCGGGTCAAGATGCTAACGCTTATGGCATAGGCTTCGACAGCGATGGTTCTAAGATGTATGTTCTTGGTTACAATACTGACCAAATATATCAATACACCATAGGCTCAGGTGTAGAATCTACCATAGCCTACGACAGCGCCATACAGTTCGGCGGCGGTACAGCCCCAGACAGCCCAGCTATAGGTGAGACAGACGTAATAACGTTCAGTACCCGTGACGGTGGTACATCCTACCAAGCGATGCAAGCAATAGATGGAGCTAAGTGATGGCTAACGATAAAGACTTCATCCTCAAGAACGCCGTAGAAGTTGGTGGCAGCACTAAGGTTACTATCGGTGATGCCCCTGCTAGTGGTAGTGTGACTGTTGGGTATGACCTGAGTGTTGCTGCTTATGATAGTAAGAGTTTAAGTGTATCTGGACAAGAGACATCCCCAATAGGTGTAAACTTGAGCCTTGATGGCACTAAGATGTTTGTTCTGGGTTTTACTGGAGATGATATAAACTTGTATAATTTAAGTACGGCTTTTGATTTGTCTACCGCCGTATCTACCTCCACAGCTTTTTCTATAGGAAGTCAGGATAACACACCTTGGGCATTTGATTTTAAACCAGATGGCACTTCTATATACATGGTAGGAAGTCAGTATAACACAGTTTTTCAATATAACTGCACTTCAGCTTTTGATATTGGTACTGCTTCTTATGCTAATAAAAGTTTTAACGTATCAACCCAAGCATCCTCTGCTAGAGGTTTAACCTTTAAGCCAGATGGCACTAAAATGTATGTACTAGACAATGGCGGAGATGACATTTATCAGTATAGTTTAAGTACAGCATGGGACGTTTCCACTGCGAGTTATGATAGCGTTAGCTTTAATGTAACCTCTGAGGCCACCAGCCCTTATGGTATTACTTTTAATGCAGATGGCACTGAGTTATTCTTAACTGCTCATACCACAGGCGCTGTATATAGATATACACTTACAACCGCATACGACATCTCCACGGCATCGTATAGTTCTATATTTTTTAATATAAGCTCTGAAACAACTACACCAACAGATGTGTTTTTTGCTGATAGCGGTCAAAAGATGTATATAAACTCGTATGGTGACGATACCATATACCAATACTCCACAGGCTCCACTCTAGCCACAGCTACCTTCGATACATCCACGGGCAACTACTTCACCCACACGCCCAGCGCAGACGCTGAGTATGGCTTTAGCAATGCAGGGGATGTGCAGACGTTTCAGCTTGAGGTTACGGGTAATCAGAGTGTTGTGCCATATAGTGTTGCTGGAACGGCGACAACAGGCAGTACGTATGCCACAACGCAAGGTAATTCCGCTGGCTCTATAGGTTTATTTGTTAAGCCTGACGGGACCAAGATGTATCACTCTGATTATGTGTCTAATAAAGTGTATCAACATAGTTTAAGCACTGCGTGGGACTTATCGACGGCAAGCTACGATGGTTCGTCTAATGATCTAAGCGTGTCAAGCCAAGCAGACTATCCTAATAGTATATTTTTTAAGAGTGATGGTACACGCCTCTATGTTGCGGGTCAAACTACGAATCGTGTGTTTGAATACGCCCTTTCGACGGCGTGGGATTTATCTAGTGCCAGCTATAGTCAGCAAAGTAATAATTTCTCTGGCCAAACATCAAACTCAGGGCCACATACACTAGCATTTAAGCCTGATGGAACAAAGATGTATCTGTCACAAACGTCCTCTAGGATAGTATATCAATATTCATTGTCAACAGCTTGGGACACAACTTCAGCTACGTATGACAGTGTGAGTTTTTCTTACACAACATTTGCACCCGGCAGCACTTATATTTACTTTAAGTCTGATGGAACAAAGTTGTACTTAAACGGAAGTAATAACGGGGACTTGTATGAAGTTGATTTATCTACAGCTTGGGATTTATCTACAGCATCTTATAATAACGTAAGCCACGATTATGCCGATGGGTTTTCTAGTAATATATCTATAAAGCCAGACGGTACAAAGTTCTTTAGTATTACTTACAGCCCCGCATCCCTAATGCGTGAATATAGTATGACAGCCTCTACTCCCATCACAATCACATGGGATGCAGACATTGAGTGGGGCGGAGGTACTGCACCTGATAGCCCTGCTGCTAATGAGAAAGACCTATACACAATAACGACAGACGATGGCGGCACAACTTACTTTGGTGTGCAGTCTGGTGACGCATTTAGCTAAGTGGAGAGTGAAGCATGGCTAACGATAAGAACTTTAAAGTAAAGAACGGGCTACAGGCAGGTAGGTACTTACACCAAACCGCTGGACTTTCAGACCCGTATGACGGAGTTACGATCCGTCCTGTCTTTCATTATGACATGATTGCCAATGTATTCACGGCTGACTTGCAGTTAGATGACATTAGTTTTGCTGGCGAACTATACACAAGTAGTACCCTTGAACCTTGGGATACAACTATCGTTGATACCCCAATAAGCAATTACTCTTCAGCATCGTGGTTCCCTGTTAATACAGGTACTCTAGCAGGGAGAGTGAACAGAGACAGTGGTGGGACACCTTCAACGGGAACAGGAAGAACTGACGCAGTTAGTGATACCTTTTATTTATACTTTGAAACAACAAGCCCTGCCAATAGCGTCAATTATGATTTTCTTTTAAGGGGGGAAGAGCAGGAACTTAGTGCTACACCAACCTTCTCTTTTTACGAGGCACGAAATGGTACAAGTTTAGGTAACTTAAATGTTTATGTGGATGTAGTAGAGAGTCCTTGGGCTAGTATTCCTGTAGGTTTAAGTTCACTGTTACTACAGACAACAGGCGATTTAGACGCATGGGTACAAAAAACTGTACCAATGGATATGTTTTTTCCGGGCGAAAAAATTGCTGACTTATCAAGTGCAACCTACTTCACGCACACTCTTACAGGCGACACAACACTGCGCTTTGAAAACCCACCCCCGTCAGGCACTGCTGGCAGCTTTGCGTTGGAGGTCACTGGTGCTGATGTGGCTGTTGGTTATGACTTGGCTAATGCCTCTTATAGTAACAAGACGATAAACTTGAGTACCACTGCTCAAGATATGGAGGGCATATTCTTTAAGCCTGATGGTTTAACTTTCTATGCCCTGACAAGAAAAAATGCTGACAGTGTAAAGCAATACAGTTTAACAACTGCTTGGGATATATCAACTTGCAGCACAACTGCTACACACTCTTTTGATGTCTCCTCTCAAACGAACAGCGGCATGGGTCTCTTTTTTAAACCTGACGGTACAAAGATGTATGTGCCAGATTATTTCCCTAATCAAGTTATATACGAATATGACCTGAGTACCGCTTGGGATTTGTCAACTGCTAGTTACAACAGTGTTTCTCTTGACGTAAGTGCTAATGCAGAACCTTGGGATGTAATATTTAAACCTGATGGCACAAAGATGTACTTAGCGGATAATAATTATGTAGAAGAGTACAGCTTATCTACAGCATGGGATATTACTAGCGCAACTCATACAGTTAGGAGTTCTGCTTTTACCACCATAGGTGGTACTAGTAGTGTTAATGCCTTGGCGTTTAACGCAGACGGAAGTAAAATGTTTGCTGGTAGCGCATCGAGCGGCAGAATTAACGAATACGATCTGACTACTGCTTGGGATGTTTCAACACTGCAAACATCTACAGTTGATTATTATGTAACCTCAGCGGATGCAAGTTTTACAGATATTGGAGCTATATTCTTCGGTGATGGGGCAGGTAAGATGTATGTCACTTGGAGAGGTGCTGGTAGGGTATACCAGTTTAACACAGAAGCGTCAGCTCCAGCCACAATAACTTACCCTTCCTCAGTTAAGTGGTCAGGAGCCACAACTCCAGATGCACCAGCGGGGGGCGAGAAGGATGTCTACACATTCGTAACAACTGATGGCGGTAATACCTACTACGGCAAGCAAGCAGGGGATGCAGTAGCATGAGCAACGTAGCGATGATGATGGGCTTGGGTAGTGGTGCTGGGGGTGTTGATGTAGCAGACGTTTTTAGCACGACATTGTACACTGGTAATGGTACGGCTGATACCAAGATAACAACAGGGGTTGATTTGCAGACAAACGGTGGTTTGCTCTGGACTAAGAAGCGTAGTGCTTCTGCAGATCATTACTTGTGGGATTCAATCAATGCCTTTGATGGAGGTACGTCCACAACTTACTCCTCTAAACGTATAAAATCAAATGAGGGAGATGCAATGGGTACTGAAGCCAATGCGTTGATGTCGTTTGAAACAGATGGCTTTGTAGTAAGTACAAACGGTGCAATTAACGGCAATGGATCAACATATGTCTCTTGGTCTTGGCTTCAATCTTCTAAATTTTTTGATGTTGTTCAATACTCAGGGACAGGAGCAGCACAAGCAATTAGCCATAATCTAAATAATGAAGTCGGTATGATACTTATTAAACAGACATCCGCTGGTAGTGCTGATTGGACTGTTTATCACAGAAGTTTAGGCGGAACTGAAAGCCTACGATTAGATAGCACTAGAGGTTCAGTTGCAAACATCGGATACTTTGCAGATACTGATGCCACCAGCACAGAGTTTACCGTTGGCTACTTAGGTGACATTAACGGAAGCGGAAGCACCTATATTGCCTACGTTTTTGCCCATAACGAAAACCTAATTAGCTGTGGTACATACACTGGAAATGGCTCTACTACCGGGCCTGTAATTGATCTTGGTTGGCAACCGCAGTGGGTTTTAATAAAAAGAACTAATGACTCTGTGGCATGGACATTAGTTGATGCAAAACGTGGAATAAACGGTGACGGTGTTGATGATCCATATCTTCAGCCAAACGTAGCTAATCAAGAAGCGTCTACCAACCTATTAAAGCTAGTAGATAACGGTTTTCAAATAAACTCAGCCGGACTTTCAAACGTAAACACTAACGGCGGCGAGTACGTCTACATGGCAATTAAAGCAGAAGACTAAAGGAGAAAACTAAATGTCTTACGTTAAGATCACAAACGGGGCAGTAGCTCGTTACCCATACTCAGTGGGCCAGCTACGCCGTGACAACCCCAACGTATCATTCCCTCGTAATGTTCCTATTGAGATCATGCGTAGGTACGGTATGCGCCCTGTCACAACAGAAGCAATGCCAGACTATGACCCTCTGACACATAAGGTCACAACAGCTACGACACCGACACGGGGTGTTGTGCGTCTGATGACTGAAGCGGATGCGACTGATCCTATTACTGAAGAGGTAAACACAGACCTCATTGGTACGCCTATCTATGGCAATGACTGGGTGCTAACACGCACAGTGGTTGATCTAAGTGAGGATGAGATAGCAGCTAATGATGCAGAGACTGCTACAGCTAACCGTGAGAAACGTGATGAGCTTATTGCTGAGACAGACTACTTAGCTCTGTCAGACAACACACTCACTGCTGAGATGACTACGTATCGCCAAGCACTACGTGACATTACAAGTCATGCTAACTGGCCTAACTTAGGTGATAATGACTGGCCCACTAAACCTTAAGGGGTAAGACATGGACAATATTAAACTTCCTATTGCTCTTGTGTTAGCTATGGCTGTACAGCTTGCAGGTGGTGTCTGGTGGGTGTCTCAACAGGCAGCTACTGTTGCAAGCTTAGAAGATACAGTAAGTCAGTTAGGATCACGCATGGCTATTGAGGACAACATTAACCTCAAGCGTGACGTTGAAGGCAATGGCGTAGAAATACAGTACGTATGGGGTGATATAGAAGAGCTATGGGATGAGCTTGCATCTATGACTATGGCTATTGGTGAGATCAATAAGCTCAAGCAACGCATAGCAGTTATAGAGAGTGAGTTACGTTACATCAACCGTGACCACAAAGACATGACAAAGTAAGATGATTGATCCTTTTACAGCTATGGCGGCTGCTACTACCGCTTACAATGGTATCAAGAAAGCTGTATCCGTAGGCCGTGAGATTAGTGCTATGACGGGTGCAGTCTCTCAGTGGTCTAAGGCAGTAAGTGACCTAGACTTCTTAGAGGACAAAGCTAAGAACCCTCCTATGTACAAGATGTTTAGTGACACCCAGTCTAATGCATTGGAGATATGGTCACAAAAGCAGAAGCTCAAGGAGATGCGTGAAGAGCTTAAGGCACACATCTCTTGGACGTATGGCCCTAGTGCATGGGACGAAATAGTACGAATAGAAGCACAGCAACGTAAAGAACAACGTGAGTTAGTCTATAAGAAGCAAGAGTTTATAGACAACTGTATTAACTGGGCTGTAGGTATTGCAGTAGCACTAGCAGGTGCAGGTGCGTTAATCCTAGCTATGTACTTCTTAGGCGTAAAACAAAATAAGTGGTAACACTTGACAAGTCTACTAATAAATGTTATAACTTAACTATCCTTTATCCAATAACTACAGGCGGTAGAG